CCCGAGAACGACCAGCTGTCGTAGCGGTCGTCGTCGCCGGTGCTGAAGTAGTAGCCGGCCTGCGGGACAGCCTCCACGATCAGCGTCTCGCCGGCAGCCAGCGGCGCCTGCGGGCCGGCCACGAGGACCGAGCCGTCGGACGCGTCGGTGTAGTCGACACCGGTGGTCGTCGGGATCGTCACCACGTAGGTGTCCGGGTTGAAGCCGGGCTTGACCGCGACGGCCTGGAGCTCCGACTCGTCCACGCGCTTGAAGACCTGGGCCGAGTAGGGCAGCGTGAGCGCGCCCGACAGGTAGGTCTCGATCAGGTAGTGGTACTGGTTGAAGTTGATGTCGAAGTCGTCGAACAGGGTGACCTCGCCACCACGGTCGGTGCCGTAGTTGTAGTCGGCCATGTCCAGCACGATGGCCAGCACGTCCGTCGGGAACAGCTCGGTCGGCACCCGCACGATGCGGTTGACGTCCATGTCGCCGGCGACCTCGTCGAGGTTCTTGTAGATCCGCTTGCCCCAGTCGTCACGGATCGTGAGGAGGCGGGTGGCGTAGCGGAACGGCACGAACGCCGTCTTGTTGCCGGAGCCGAGGTAGAACTCGCCGGCCTCGGTGACGGTGTCGAGGAGCTTGTTCCACGCCTGGCCCGTGGCGTTGACGGCCAGCGGGACCTCGTAGGTCGTGGTGTAGAGCTCGTTGTCGTTGACGACGGCTCGGATGCCGTTGCCGGAGGTGTTGGCAGCACCCGGGTCCTGGATCTTGTCCGGGTTCATCTCGCCGTTGACCATCGTCGGACGGTTGTCGCCGAACAGGCCGGCACGTGCGACCTCCTCGTCGAGCTTGCCGCGCATCTCCGCCTTCATCCAGGCGACGACGTCGAAGTCCTTGATGTCGATGATGTCCTGGCGGTCCAGGCGCTGCTTCTTGATGATCCAGGTCGGGCCGGTCTCCCGACGGAAGACCGGGAACACCTCTTCCGTCTTCTGGTTGCCCTTGATGTAACCGCGGGCCCTGGCCTCGTCGGCGGTGATGTCCGCGTAGGCGGTCTTGACCCGGCTGAAGGGCGAGTGGCTGGTGCCGGCCATCCAGATCTTGACCCAGTCCTGGCGGCGGTCCACGAAGGTGGGGCGAGCCATCAGGGCCTGGGCGTCCGGGAAGAGGACCTCCATGTTGTCGATGCCGTAGGTGTCGGCGTGCATGAGCTCACGGCCCTGCTGCGACCGGACGAGCTCACGGAGCGAGCCGACGCCCTGACCGAGCTGGTAGTCGGACCGCTTGGCCGGCGAGCCGAGGGCGTGCATGAGAACCGACTCGACGTCGGAGTGCTTGAGCTGCGGCCCGGTGGCGGTGCCGACGGCCTGGCCCTTCTCGAAGGCGTTGCTGGTCATCTGGGTCCCTTCCTGGGAGTCGTTGTGCTTGATGTCCGAACCGTCACCCTTGTCGGTGTCCGGCTGATCGATGGCCTGATCGGTGAGGGCCTCGGTGACTGCCTCCGTGACGACATCGTCGATGAAGGCGTTGACGGCGAGCTGCTGCTCGGGGTTGAGGGTGGTGAGGACGTCCGCGACGGACTTCTCCTCGGCCGGAGGAGCGTCGTCACCCGAGGGTGCCTCTGCGTCCTTGACGGGGGGAGCGTCGCCATCGGCGTGCATGATCTCGCCACCCACGACCATGAGGTCGTCCTGGTCCACGTCGGAGTGCATGAGCACGTTGTAGACCGAGGCACCGGGGTTGGCGCCAGCCAGCACGAGGCTGACCTCCTGGATGTCGCCGGAGTGCACGAGGGCACCCTGCTCCACGAGGTTCTTGGCCCAGATCGAGAACTTGTCGAGAGCTCCCTGCTTGACCAGGTTGGCGGCGGTGATCGAGTTGACGTTGTCCTTGTTGAGGTAGACGTCACCCCAGACCCCGTCGTCACGGTGTGAGAGGATCGCGTAGCCGAGGTGCTGCGCGATGTCGTTGTGGTTGTGGTTGTAGACGACCGGGACACGTGCCCCGTCCTGGTGCTTGAAGGCTCCAGGGGCGATGGTCCGACCGTCCGTGCACTGAAGGTTCGCCTTGGTGACGTAACCTGAGAAATCCGGTTCCATTTTGACCCTTTCTGGTCAACTGACAGCAGGCTCAGGGATTCTTGATCTGGTCCCACCAGATCCGAGTTCCACCAGGACTGAGACCAGCCGGTGGCGTTGGGTTGCTGGTCGGGTTGGCCCGGTAGTACGCGATCGACTCGGAGACAGTCATCAACGAGGGATCGGAAAGCTTCCGCTTCTCGATGTCGTCGATCTTCTTCTTCGTGTCTTCGTACTGCTTGTCGGCCTTGGCCCGCTTCGAGTCAGCGATCTTGCTTGCCACCCGGTCAGCCACGTTGGGCTTGGATGACTTGGTTGCTGGTGCATCGGGCGTGTCGGTCTTGGTCTTCGTCGCCGGAGCGTCATCAGACTTGGACTTGGTTGAGGGAGCCGAGTCGCTGGACTTCGACTTCGCAGACGCCGCAGCTCCGGCAGCACCGGTGATGGCGTTCTTGATGGGCGCACCGACGTACTTGTCGGCCAGGGCGTCGGCAACAGATTGCATCTGCCTCTGGGCCGTTGTCTGGATCACTGTCGTGGCCGTCTCACGGAGCCACGACGGCTTCTCGGCGTGCATCTTGTTGACCTTGGACAGGGCTTCGGTCCTCGCGTTGTAGAACTTCAGGTCCTGCTCAGTCATCTCGAATGCCTTGCCTGCCCGGGCCTGCTGGTCGAGGCGGGCGTAGCGAGTCGAAGATGACTCCACGTTGTCTTGAATGTTGCCAGACGACTTCTTCGCCGGAGCCGCTCCAGAGGTGGTCGTCTCCGACCCCTTCTTCCCCGAAGCCGCAGCAAGCTGAGCATCCGACCTGCGGATACCCCACTTCATTCCGCGAACGCCGTACTGAAGAAGGTCCTTGGGCTTGGCGAGGAAGGCGCCGACGTAGTCCGTCATGCTGTCTCCTCTTCGGGTGGTGGAACGGCCTGAAGCGGTGCTCCCGTCGGCTTGGGTCCAGGCTTGGGCTGGTCTTCCGCCGGCATGTTGGGGTTGGCCAGCTCATTGGCTCTCGGGTCCTTCGACGGGAAGTATCCGATCCTGGGACGAAGCTCGTTGGCCGTGATGGCCGCGTTCCTCAGCACCTTGTCCGTGATCTCGGCCAGCTCACTGATCGGGATCAGCTTCAGCGGGTCGCGGTAGATCTCGATGGAGTGCCTGCGCGTGCGCGCGTTCTGCGTGAGGAACTTGTACTTCATCTCTTGCTGCAGTGCAGTACAGATCGGCTCGATGGTCCGGTCGTAGTACGCGTTGAGCTCGTCGGCCGAAGCCGATCCGTTCATGATTCCTGGCGTTAGACCGAGCTGGTCCAGTGCCTGCTGGTAGAGCTTGTCGATCTGCTCGGGCAGCTGGTTGTTGACCGGTCGGTTGAGCTGGATGACCTTCTCGGAGGCGTCGATGTAGCCGATTCCGAGCTCGTCCTCCTGGAGCTGATTGCGCAACTCCTGTCGACGCTTCTGCGCCATGTCCTGACGCTTCGCGCCGCGCGTGACGTAGGGCAGCTGGATCAGCATGTCGAGCTTTCCGGATGCGATCTCACGGTTCTGCTGGTCCTGCTGTGCCCACGTCTCGATCAGGCGCTGAAGAACGCTGTTGGGTGCGTTCATGACCCCACTGAAGGGGTTCTGAACAATGCACACCTCATCCTTCATGTAGAGGAGGTCCTTTCGGATGCCTCCATTGACTGGTTGACCCTTCGAATCGACCTCACGGTCGTCGTACAGGTTGACCATCACCCGTCGTGGGTACCACGACGACACCGTGCCGATTCGCATGGACTGGATGTCGAAGCTGTCGGTCTGAGCGATGTCGTACGTGGTCTCGACGGGCGCGATCACGACAGTCTCGTTCTTGAACATCGTCATCGCCGCATCGAACTTCCACTGGAAAGCGGTCTGGTCGATGTTGGCCCTCAGATTGAGTCGCTCATCGAGGACGGAGCGGACCCGTTCGATGGGAACGTCGTTGTCCTTGTCGAGCATCACATGGATGAAGTCCACCATGGCTACGTCAATCGCAAGACGAACGTAGATCGACTCGATCATCGACCGGTCGCGATAGAACCTCGGGGCGGTGTTCACTGCTCCGCTGTCACGGGCCATGGATAGGCCGTGTTCCCAGGCAGCATCCTTGCGGCGCTCCTGATCGAACTGGTTGACGCCGTGGAGTAGCTCGCCAAGGCGGCGTGTCACTCGTCCCATGTCTCACCTCCTAGTCGAACAATTCGGGGTTCCGGAGGTAGGCCACATAGGCGTCCAACCAAGCCGAAACGTTGTCGATCTTCTCGTCATTCCGCAGCTTAACCAGCATACGGTTGCCATTGATGTCTTCCTTGGCCACAGCGTGACCCATGGTGAACATCAGGATCTTCTCGTCGAATTCGATCACTCGTGCTCCGACTTGAGTCTTCATGTCACCCAGAGGGACCGATTCGGTCTTTGCTCCCTGAATAACCTTCTCGATGCCCAGATCTCCGTGTTCGCGGGCCCAACGCTCCATGAATGCATCAGCGTTGTACGTGTCATAGCCAACGGCCTCGACCATGTATTCGAGCTGCTCCACGTGGTTGTAGACGTGGTCATAGACCTCCATCATGTCCAAAGTATTGCCCTCGAGGACGATGAGTGTGCCCTCCTCGCGGAAGGACTCGTACTTGATCCTCTTGGTGGGGGACAGAAGGTCCAACGTGCGCCTAGATATGAACGACAAGGTCTTGAGGCCGAATCGTCCGTTTCCGAGCGGGAACAACCACGTGAAAGCGCAGAAATCGTCACCTCGAGACAGGTCCACGCCCATAGCACACGACATACCGGCATAACGCACCGGGTTGATCATCTGGTGGGTGGGAATGGTCTCTTCGTAGGTGAAGTAGTAGGTGAAGCCCTCCATCGGAAGACCGAAGCGCTTTGCCAGGATCTCGTTCCGAATATGAGGGAACATCTCAGCCTTCTCGACGTCCTTCTTGTATGTTTCGTACGAGACGGTGATGCTGAGGTTCGGGTTACACTTCAGCCACTTACTGGGGTCGCCCACTTCGGCAACATTGTCCAGTTTGTAGTGGAAGATGGAGATGTTGTCGCTGTCCTTGAGCTCCCCACGAAGGATTGCCGCCAGAACTAGTTTGATGTCGTCACCAACACCGTTTCGGATCGTTCCCTCAGAGGAGATCGCGACCAGAATGGGGTCCTCGTACTTGCGGGCACCCTGCATCAGCGCCTCGATGACGTTCTCACGCGTGTCACCGGACAGCCACTCGTCCACTGAGTTGTACTTGGACCTGAGGCCCTGCACCTTGTCGATCGACATCGGTCGGATCTCGAGGATGGAGTTTGTAGCGAAGAGCTCGATGCCCTTCTTAGTCGAGCTGAGCTGTTGACGCAACGCTGGGTTGCCTGTGGTGTTCTGCTTGGACCCGAAGGTCAGCATCTTGAACAGAGGACCCTTGGATCGCTGGATCGCGGTCCGGATCGGAGACATGACCTCTTCTGCTTGACGCATGGTCGGGGCAACGGTCACCTGGTGAGTGGTCGACGGGTCGACCGTAAGGAAGTACGCCTGCAGGAACGCAACGTACATCGACTTGGCCGATCCTCGGGCCACGATGAGGTACTGAGTGTCGCGCAACCGAACAAGAACGCGCTTGGTGACGAAGGCTTTGGCCTCGTCGTCCCATCGAGGCAAGTCCTTGTAAACAAACCAAGACAGGAGCTGCTCGGCCCAGAGCTTGAACGAATCGAGGAGGTGAACATCCTCACCATCAGTGAGGGTTAGCTCCGCCTCAACGAATTCGATGAACCCGTCAATAGCCCCTGGGTCATAGTAGACGTCGGGATTCTTGACGAGTTCATCGATTCGCTGCATCTCCAGGGAGATCTCTTGGCAAACGGGGATCTCTCGCGCCAACACCTTCCGACGGAACGCTTCATAGTGAATCGGCGTCCCAACATTGGTGAGCACGATCAGTTGTCCGCCTCTGCCATGATGCGGTACTCCATCTCCTGGAACTGCCGCTCGTGAGCAGACAGCACAGCCCCGATGATGTGCGGATCGAAGAGGACCTTGACCCGGACGAAGACGTAGGACTTGATGGAGTTAAGGCGATCGTCCTCGTAGAGCTCAGCCCACGTGTTGTTGTTGCCGGTGATGGCGTATCCCGCAGGACCACCTACCCCGGTCGCGGAGTGGAGCATCGCGAAGACGCTGTTGATGTGCATGATGATGGTGCTGTCGAAACTCGCATCCTCGGGCAGGAGCCCAAGCGCAAGCTTGACATCATCCAGGATGCTGGACATGGCCCAACTCCTTCCCATTTTGACGGATGGCTAGAGGTCAGGCTCAGACTCAGGATCTTGACGATGTCCAAGTCTGAGCATTGTGTTCTCGGCACGCAGTCTCCTGTTCTCTCGCTCCAGTCGCTCCGTCTTCCGGCGTTCCTTGGCAAGCAGTGATTCCTTGTGCTCGTTCTCAGTGATGAGTTGGTATAGCTTCCGCATGACATCGATCTCGTCGATGTCATCGTCCACTACTTCTTCGACGACCTTCTCGGCCGACTTAGCTCGGTTTTGGAGGCTGGTGATGTAGGCAGCTCCCACGATGCCCATCGTGGTGATGAACGTCGTGAAGACGCCAATCAAGGCGACTTGCACGTTTGGGTCCATCGCCACTAGCCTCCCTGGGTTTCGATCACCCTCGCGGTCAGTAGAGCGGTAGAGAGGAGTGCCAGGCCGCCGTACACCGGGATGGGGGTGGAGGCGGCACCGGGGAAGTTGATGACTGCGACGATGAAGCAAGACATCCAGATGACGTGCCACACCAGACCGAGCCATAGGCCGGCGATGCTGGGCCACCTGAATGGCGTCGCGATCAGCATTCCCGAGATCAGGATCCACAGCCCCCAGATCCACGTACGTCCGTGGGTGAAATCCACCAGCGGGTTGTATGAGGGCGGCGCGAACCGCTCGACTCCACCCGACAGAATGACGAACCCCAGACCTGCGTTGATCATGATCATGATTGTGGTCACCCACTGGGACAGATGCCTGTCCACCCACAACCCTCGAGCGAAGTATCTCAGCTTCGTCATGTCACTCCTCGGGGAGTGCAGCGATCAGCCGGCGGATCTCGTCACGAACGGTCTTGACGAGGCCGACACGACCGTTCTCGACGGCTGCGTCGAGGTGGGACATGTCGATCTTCCGGTCCTCACGCCACTCGTCCTTGAACTGACGGACGTGATTGATGCTGCGGTTGTCGGGGAGACGACGGACTTGGTCTTCGATGCGGCGAAGGATCTCGCCGGCCTTGACCCGACCGTTCTTGGCCGCCTTGTCGAGGAGGTTGAGGTTGTAGACCGGGCCTCCGTTGTTGAATCGCTCGAGTCGGCTCTTCCGACCTGGGACATCGAGCTCGTAGCCGTTGAGCCAGGTGGCAGCGAACTTGAGGTCGTCGCCCCAGTAGCGCTCGAAGTAGGTTCCTCGGACGATCACGAGCTCTCCGGACTTGACCGAGTTGGTCTCCCAGAGCGTGCCGTTGAGGTCGTGCATGTTGTGGTCTCTGGCTCGCCCGATCATCGTGGCGACGTGACCGAAGCGGTTGCTGTCGTGCGGGTCGTCGAAGAAGCCGATCATCCCACGGCGGAACTCGTCCACCTGGTAGATCCGGAACTCCTCCGGCGTGGCAGACTGGGCCTCGACTGCGGACGGGTAGCGAGCTGGGATGCCTCGGGCGACACGGCAGACCTTCAGACACATGCCGTCGGGGTCGAACCCGATCTGCTTGGTCGTCTGGTTGTTGCGGTACCACTCGAGAGTGTCCTGCCAGCTGCGAACTGGCGATGCGACCCGAGCCATGAACCCCTGGATCTCCTGGGGCATCTCCTCGTTGGTCTCATCGTCCTGAATGCCGTCCACGATCTCCTCGGAACGGTCGAAGTCGGGCTCGCCCTCGTAGATCTCGATGTCGTCGGAGACGAACTCGTCTTCCTCGGTGTAGTTCTCGGTCATGCGGTACTCCTAACTCCAGATGACCTGCATCCGGGTCCAGTGGGCGTTGTGTCCGTCGCCGTCGAGGCGGATCGTGCCTCGGTTGAGCTGACGGAAGCTGACGGTGTCTGACTCGTAGCCTCGGATCACATCGAGACCAGCCACTACCAGCCGCTTCTCGGGCCGACCGAGCATCTGGTAGTTGTGGGCGTTGAGATCGGCAGTCAGCCAGCCGGCTCGAGACTGACGAATGTCCTTCTCCAGGTAGTCATGCATCTCACGACGCGACTTCTGGAGCTCAGGAACGTTTCGGCCGAAGTGGACGTTGGTGTGGTTGACCAGACGGTCGGGGTGGTCCTTCGGGTGGACGAGAGCACGGACCACGAAGCGGTCGGGCTGGAGCTGCTTGACACCATCGGATGCCTTCTCGACGAAAGACTTCTTGATCTCGAAGGTTCGGGGCACCGCGATGGGTACCTTGGTGTTTCCGCCGACCAGTCGGTGGGTGTCCTTCACCATCTTGCGGATGTAGGGCATCTCGCGTGGCTTGTCGTCCTCGTCGATCTCCTGCCAGCCGATGAAGACCGACTTGCCGGGGGCCTGCTCGAGGATGCGGTCGACATTGGCCTTGAACTGTGCGATGGTCGCGCCTCGTCCGAGGTTCGCGGTCACAACGGTGACGTTTCGAGAGAGTCTCATCACCACTTCCTTTCCCAGAGCGTCGTGTCACCCGGCTTCCGGTCGACCCAGTCGGCTGGTAGCAGGCTTTCGTCGCCGTAGTGGATGGCATTGTGCGTGTTGTGGGATACGCAGATCAGGTTTTCGAGCTCCAGGATGACTGGGTCACCCTGGATAATCTGACTTGCGGTGACAGGATTGATGTGATGAACCGTGATCGGTCCCATGATCGGAAATTCTGGATGTCCAAGATCCCGTCCCTGGTCCCGGACAATCACCTCATCACGGGTGACTTTCCAGTCACGACTCGTGTAAAAGGCTTGATTCAGGTAGCGCTCGTTCCCGAAAGTCTCTTCCGCAACGCGTCCATCAAGCTTGAGGTAGCGATACCGAGACAAAAAAGTATCGCGTGCTAACATTGCCGAGTAGTTCCTATCCCCCGGGTTCATCACGCCTCCCTCCTTGATAACGGACGATTGCATCCATGGCGTCCTTGAACATCTGGCCGCTCACGGTTTCCGCTTCCGACTTGGCCTTCTGGGCCCTGAGTAGTTCCGTCTGCGCCTTGATGCGCTCGATGTTGGCCAGTTCAGTCTCCGTGCCGAGTCGGATGATGGCTACAGTCTCGGTTGGTGACGCTGTACCGGCTTGGATCCGCTCCTCGATGAGGTTCTGGGCTTGCACCACAAGTTGGCGGGTCCTTCGGGTGCTGGTTCGAGCGGGTGGGCGGCGGATCGGACGAGGATCGGGGGGGTTCGCCCCCACTTCGTCGGACATCGCTGTGGGTCACCCCCTGGTAATAGTTCAACTTTCAAATCAAAAATCCCCCCGGAGGAAAATATAGGAGGGCGGCGATGTTAGAGGGGGGGTACTTTTGAAGGCACCCCCCCTCCCCCATCAAAGAGATCAATCCGGACTTTCGACCTTGATGTAGAGACC